CCGCGTGATATGAAAGGTGATGTTAAAAATATCCTATGGTGCCATGATCTTGCCGAGGATCCTGAAAACAAAATTCTAAAAGAAAAAGGTTGGAATAATTTTGACCATATTGTTTTCGTTTCACAATGGCAACGAGATCAGTATATCACTTATTATGGTATACCGCACTCAATGTGCTCGGTAATTCCTAATGCTATTGAAAAGGATTACAAACCTTCGGAAGAAAAAGATTATGAAACTATTCGTTTTGTATATCATACAACTCCGCACCGTGGTTTGGAATTACTTATTCCTATCTTTGAACAATTAGCAAAAGAATTTGATAACATCCATCTTGATGTGTTTTCGTCATTTGGTATATATGGTTGGGGTCATAGAGATGAACCTTACCAACCGTTGTTTGATAAAATTGAAGCACATCCTAAGATGACTTATCATGGATCGGTAAATAACCGTCTTGTATTGGATACATTGGATAAATCTCATATTTTCCTATATCCAAATACATGGAAAGAAACATCTTGCATCTCGTTAATTGAGGCAATCAAATCAGGTTTGGTTTGTATTCACCCCAACCTTGGCGCACTTACTGAAACCGCAAGCGGTGCAACAATTTCTTATGATTTCCATGAGAATGCCACACAACATGCGAACGTAGCATATTCTGTCGCAAAAGGTGTACTTAATATGCAACAATCCGATCCTGACTTTATTCGCCGTTTCACAACAAGTGATAGGTTCAATTTAGCCAGAAATAATATAAATACTTTTACAACAACATGGACACAGCTCCTACGAGCATTGGCAGTAAATGACTGACAACATCATAGAATTCCCTAAAGTCAATACAAACGTCGAGTCTTTGACGAAAGAACAGTTGCGTTCAGTACTTGACGAGTATAAAGAAGAAGTAGCTAATGAAATGTCGGAATTTTTGTTTCGGCACGTCATTGGTGAATTAACAAGGGTGGGGCATAGCTTTGATAAAAATATGGAACATTTTATGCCTTCTATGATGATGGTCCTAGAATCAATAAGGTCGTTAGCTTTACAGGCACACGGAATTGAGCACGACTTTCAATCAATCGCAAAAGATATACTTGAAATTGAAACAAAAGATATTAACAGTTTTAAAGAAAAAATGGTTGACATTGAGGAAGAGTTAGATTAATATAGTTTATATAAATCAAATTGAAATGAGAAAACACAATGGCAATATTAGTAGATTACAACCAAGTTATCCTTGCCTCGCTATTTGCGAGCATCGGTAACCATACGAACATTGATGTAGATGAAAATCTTATTCGGCATATGTTCTTAAATTCAATTCGTTCTAACCGTAAAAAGTTTACAAAAGAATACGGTGAGATCGTTATATGTGCTGACGGCAAAAATTCATGGCGCCGTGAAGCATTTCCTTATTATAAGGCAAACCGTCGCAAATCACGAGATGAGTCTGAACTCGATTGGAATGTATTATTTGGTATTATGAATACCATCCGAGATGAGTTGAAAGAATTCTTTCCATATAAAGTAATTCATATGGATCACTGTGAAGCTGATGATATTATTGGCACTATCTGCCATGACGAAGGTACTGATTTAAATATCGGTAATGAAAAATACCTTGTTCTATCAGGTGATAAAGATTATATCCAATTACAATCCTATGTGAACGTAGATCAGTATGATCCTGTTCGTAAACGTTGGATCCGTAATGATAATCCTACAAATTATCTCAATGAGCATATCCTTCGTGGTGATAAAGGTGACGGTGTACCAAATGTCCTGAGTCCTGACAATTGCCTTGCAGTAGGCACACGTCAAAAGGCAATGACAAAACCGCGCCTTGAGAAATTACTCAAAGGTACGTCTGAAATGGATGAAGAAACATTGCGTTGCTTCCACCGTAATAAAATGATGATTGACCTAAGTCAAATCCCTGCTAATTACGTAGAACAAATTCGTTCTGAATGGAAACAACCAAAAGACATCGGACGGCAATATCTATTTGATTATTTTGTCAAGCGTAAATTGAAAAACTTAATTACAGATATACAGGATTTTTAATAAGATGGCAAAAAAATTAGCAATTTCAGAAATCATTTCTGAGCTCGGTAATATGGGTAAACCTGAAGAAAAGATTGAGTGGTTGCTGAAAAATGATTCGCAACCACTCCGTGAAATCTTACGGTTGACTTATGACAAATCAGTTAAGTGGTTACTACCTGACACTGCTCCGCCTTGGAAAGAAAACGAATATGAAGATGAAGCACGTTTGATGCTTTACCGTGAAATGCGGCGTATGAAAATCTTTCTTGAAGGTGGCGGATATGACAATTTGAATCAAGTCAAAAGAGAAGGTTTATTCATAAGTTTGCTTGAAGATATATATAATGAAGATGCCAAACTTTTGGCCAACTATGTTATAGCACAAAAATCATTTAAAGGACTGCGTAAGTCAACCGTAGTCAAAGCATTTCCTGATCTAATAAAAGAGTAAGAATAATGGCAAAAACGTTTAAGAAATTCCGCGAAGATTATATGGATGATGAATGGGGTGATGAAGACGAAACAGTTACCAACAAGGAACGTCGTATGAAGAACCGCCGTGATAGGAAAAAAACTAAACGCAATGAACGCAATGAAACATTTTTAGAAAAAAATGATTTAAAAAGAAATTAACTATTGACATTTGAGTACAAATAGTGTAGATTGATTCTATAAGGTAAAACAAAAGGAATCAATCTTATGGGTACTTCATCAATGATCGCAAACTACAACGAAGACGGTACAGTTACAGCAACATATTGCCATTACGATGGTTATCTTGCTTATAACGGCCGTCTTCTTTTTGAATCATATAACACTCCCGAAAAAGCAAAAGCTGTTGCTAATGCAGGTTATATTTCAGCTTTAAAAGAAGACTTGCAAACATCTTTAGATGAGTCAGTACATTCAAACCAATCTCCTGTAACATACAATTCAGTTGAAGATTTTCTGGCAAATGGCCGTGAATACGCTTGTGCTGATTACCTTTACCTGTTTGATGGTGACGCATGGTTCTTTGTTTCAACTATGAATGAAGGTCCATGGTTGATGGAAGAAGTTGAAATGAATTTAGCGGTGGAGGCATAAATTTGAAATTAAATCAAATTAACCATTGACATTCTCCGTAGAATCAGTTATATTAGAATCATCAAATAAAGGAAAAACCAAATGACTACAATCTTCATAAACTTTGATCGCAAAAACCTGAAATCACTTCGTCAAGAAATGAGTGCACTACTTGCATCTTATGGTGTATCAAGCAACCTTGATATTGAAGTTGGCAATATGTCTTTCAGTGATGCTGAAGTAAATATCAAAGTTTCAGCAAAAGTTAAAGGTGCGGTTACTATGACTGATCGCATTCTTCAAATGGAAGTTGACCGTTTGGGTCTTTCTATGAAAAACCGTGATGGTGATGAACTCATTGAGTACAAATCCCGCTCACCAAAATATGCCTTTGTTTTCCGTTGTGGTAAAACTGGCAAAATGTTTAAAACCGATGAGCGTTCTGCAATCCGGCGGTTCGCATCCTAAGAAAGGAAATATATTATGAATAAACGTGAAAAATTAATTTTAGTCGACTGTGATGGTGTATTGCTTGATTGGCAATACTCCTTCTATCAATGGATGGAAGCTCGTGGTCATTACGCAAAAGACATTGCTGAATATGATATGGGTCAAGTTTTTGATATGTCATATGACAAAGCAAAAGAAATGTGTGAGTACTTTAACTGCTCTGCTGCAATCGGTTGGTTATCACCATTCCGTGATGCAAAGAAATATGTTAAAAAACTCAATGAAGATCACGGGTACATCTTCCATTGTATCACTTCACTGTCGACTGACAAATATGCTGGTAAGCTTCGGATGAAAAACCTTGAAGCAGTATTCGGTAAAAAAGTGTTTGAAGAACTTATCTGCCTACCATGTGGTGGTGATAAAGATAGTGCTCTTGAAGCATACCGTGACTCAGGTTGTTTTTGGGTTGAAGATAAACCTGAGAACGCCGTAACCGGTTCTAAATTTGGTCTTGAATCACTGTTGATTGAACATCCACACAATAAAGATTTTTCTCACACTGATGTGGTAAATGTTAAAAATTGGCGTGAAATCTATGATCTTATTGTATAAATAATGCTAACAGATGTTAGTTAGATTATGCGAAGGCAATCTGTTAAGGTTGCCTTTTTCCATTTTAAAGGAGTATGAATGCCTGTATATAGTTTTGAGAATAAAGAAACGAATGAACAATTTGAATTGACAATGAGTATGGCTGAACGAGAGCCGTACCTAGAAGCAAACCCCAATATAAAACAGATATTTACGAAATTTCCGGGAATCGGTGACCCGGCACGTCTCGGCATTAAAAAAGTTGACGACGGTTTTAAAGATGTGCTTAAAAATGTAAAGAAGCATCATCCAGGTTCAATTAAAAAGGATGGTGCAAAAAATAAAATTAACACATGGTAATACACCATTAGGAGGTTTCATGGCTAAACAGCGAAGATTATCCCGCAAAGAAAAAAGAAGAGCAGAACGTGAACAGGATTATATGATGGGCATTTTAAACACTAAGTTTTCAATGCGAAAGATTCAACCACTCACACCATCACAATCTGATCTATTTCAATCTTATAATAAAGGATACAATATCGCAGCTATCGGAACAGCAGGTACAGGAAAAACAATGTGTGCTACATACTTGGCACTCAATGATGTACTACAGAAAGGAGAGTATGAAAAGATCATCATTATTAGATCTGCAGTTCAGACACGCGAGCAGGGCTTTATGCCCGGATCACAAGCACAAAAAGAAGCGGTATTTGAATCACCATATACCGATATTGTGAATGACTTATTTGGAAGAAAGGATGCTTATCAAGTTCTAAAAACAAAAGGAATGATTGAGTTTAAAACTTCATCATTTGTCCGAGGATTAACTTTTGACAATGCAATTATTATCGTGGACGAATGTCAATCAATGACATACCATGAACTTGACAGCATTATTACTCGTGTCGGAGAATCATCAAAGATTGTATTTTGTGGTGACACAAAACAAGATGATCTACAACAATCTAAAAACCGTGCCGATATTTCAGGATTAGTAAGCTTTGTTAAAGTACTAAATGCTATACCGTCCTGTGATGTTGTAAAATTTGGAGTGGAAGATATTGTCCGCTCGGGATTGGTAAAAGAATATATAATTGCAAAAGAGAAACTATTAGAGGCCGCATAATGCCAGCAGTTATAAGAAAAGGGATAGATAGTCATATTGGACATTTCAGTACAACTCCTAACCCTTTTCATAAAACTAAATATGTTGTTGCAGGACAAGGTAAGGTTACCGCTCAGGGTGGCCTTGCCGTAACAACAGGTGGATCAACAGCCTGCGGTGATGATGCCGTGGGCGGTTCATCAAAAGTAACTGCAGGCGGATACGCCGTCCATAGAACTGGTGATGCCACAAGTGGACATGGTAGTTATGTTGCAAATGCCGCTTCGGCAGGTTCAGACAAGGTTACCGCCGGCGGATAAATAACGCATGGCAAATCCAAATTACGCATCCTTATTAGCACAAATTGCAGCGGAGACCGATCCCGTTGCTAAAGCAGCTTTGGAAGCACAACTTGTCATTGTCGCAGAACTTACAGAAGAAGAAATAGAATTATTTGAGTATACCGCATTTGACTATATTGAATTTAACCCGGGTTATAATAACGAGTTCAAATCATATGTTGGCCAATACTTTAATGACGACGGAGATTCAACCTAATGGCTATTACCAAAAGAAGCACTAAAGGCACCTCATTAACATATAATGAGATGGACGATAACTTTGAAGCAATCGCACCGAGAACATCCGCGGAAGGTTCACTGCAATTACCATCAGGTTCAACATCCCAACGAGATACAACACCGATTAATGGCTATATACGATATAACAGTACACTGAACCAATTTGAAGGTTATGTGAGTGGGCAATGGGAACGGGTTGAGTCAACAACACAAGTTGGTACAGCAAACCAAAATGCGTTTTCTGAATTTATTATTGCAGGACAAACAAGTATTCTGGCGGATGCTGTCACTGATAGTATTACTTTTGCAAACAATGCTGGCATTTCTATTACGACCGATCCGTTAACCTCAACAATAACTTTTGAAAACACATCTATTCAAGATTTTGCTTTCTCAAGTTTAACAGGCGTACCAACAACAATTAGCGGTTATGGTATTACCGATGCATTTGACGGTGACTATACGAACTTAACAAATAAACCTACCATACCGACTAATAACAATGAGCTATTAAACGGTGCAGGATATATCAGTTCGTTTACAGAAACCGATCCTATATTCTCAGCATCCGCTGCTGCAAATATCATTTCGTCACAAGTTAGTAATTGGGATACTGCTTATGGTTGGGGTGACCATTCTATTCAAGGATATATCACTACCGAATCAAATGACTTAACTGTTGGTGTTACGTGGGTAACAGTTCCTGATCTTTATATTGCCAACACCGCGGTTGTTCAACACCAGGCTGACTTATCAATTACTGAAAGTCAAATATCTGATCTTGGATCATATATCACTGAGGTACCTTCTGAATATTTAACCGAGACTGAAGGTGATGCTCGATATGTTACTACCGAGACTGATCCTGTATTTAGTGCGCATACAACTTCAAATATTGTTGATGGCACA